ACAAAGTCAGTAAAATTGACACAGCATTCCAAAAACACATTCATGACAACGAAATCAAGTACCATCCAGATAAAGCTGGTGAATTTCAACGCTTATGGCCAGAGCTGGCATTCCTATGCAAGTAACTGCGGTTGACAAGTATCATGACTTGTTCTTGATTGAAAATGTTTTTCCTGAAAACATTGTGCAAAAAGTAATGGCCACTGATTGGCTGTCTTTGCCCTGGCAAAAACAAGAAGGGCAAGAACTATGGCCACGAAGAAAAATTAACAATAACTCTTTGCCTTGGATGCCAGAATGGCACCAATATCTTGAACAACACATTGATCAAATTGAACATAGCCTTGGACGCAAACTGCAAGGATATCAAGGCACAGCGTGGTGGGTAGACGAACCAGGATTCACTTGTGCCATGCATACTGATGGAGAAATGCCGGGATCCATGCAACTAACTTGGATTGGTGCTGACGCACAGTTGGGCACTTCGTTTTACCACTACAAAAATCCTGACTCATTGCGATATCAATTTGCCATGCAACCCAACAGTGGCTATATAATGATCAACACACCAGATAGTCGAGGTGCCAGACATTTGCAATGGCATGCCATGCTAATGCCAGTTCCTGCTGACTCTTTTAGACTGTGCAGTTACAGTTGGCTTTCAGAAAAATTATGATTACACAAAGTCCTACATTTTGTCCAGCACCTTGGACCAGTCTTAACATTGATCAAGCAGGCGAAACCAGTCCGTGTTTCCATTGTGTGGAGATGATTGGCAATAACAAGAAAATGACCATTCAAGAGATTATACATGGTCCTAAAGTTACCAGCATGCGAGAAGCCATGGCTCGTGGCGAATGGCATTCAGGATGCAGTTGGTGCAAACGCCTGGAAGAAACTACAGGCAGTAGTGGCAGAACAGTAAGAGGAACCAGTGCAGAAACGTTGGCTGCAATTGATAATGATCCTAATTTTTTTAAACTGGAACACTTGGTGGTCAATTGGAGCAACTTGTGCAACTTAACTTGTGTGTACTGCAACGATCAAACATCAACTGCATGGCAGAGTGTTAGAAAAATTCCCATCAATCATGTCAAAAACAAACATGTAGATTTGATTGAACTGGCACAAACACAAGGACATAACATACAAGGACTTAGCCTGGGCGGTGGCGAACCACTGTTACAAAAAGGACTTGATGTGTTTTTAAGTTATCTTGATCCCGACACAGTATCAGTCATGGTTACAACCAATCTCAGCATGGAAATTACTGCCAACCCTATCTATCAAATACTCAAAACATGGCCCAAGGTAGAATGGCAAGTTAGTTTTGACAATGCCACTAAAGAAAAGTTTGAATATGTAAGAGACGGTGCCAACTGGGATCAGTTTGTAAAAAATCTCCGACAGATGAAACAAGACGGTCAAAAAGTAAATGCACATCCAGCTTATTCAATTTACTGTGCATTAGATCTCATGGAATATTATGATTTTTGTACAGCAGACGATTTAGGCATTTATTGGTGTGAACTTAATCATCCAATAGAATTGGACATACGAAGACATTCCCAGTCATTGCGAGATATGGCTGTTGAAGAAATCAATCGGGTGATAGATAAGTATGGTGATGAAAGAAACTTGGCTATTGATGTATTAAAAACTTACCGTAACACATTACAAGATAATAGTTATCTTCAAAACCAAGAAAATTTTAATCCATTAAAAACTTTAGAATGGCACATAGAAATAGAAAAAACTTTGAAAAAAACAAATAAGTTTGTTGAGTTATGGCCAACATTGGCGAAGGAAATACAGTGAGACATTTTAAAAATCCCCCGTGGCACCCGGGTGTAAATTCTGCCAACACAACATCAGAATTTATGCCAACTGATACTAAAGAAAGTTTTGAAAAATTTTGCCAGGTGCCCGAGTACCGTGAATATTTTCATCAACACGGATGGTTGGAACCAGGAGCAATTACATACACTATCAATAGTTACGGATTTCGCAGCGACGAGATAGATGACCAAGACTGCATGATAGCATTAGGTTGTAGTTTTACTATTGGAATAGGATTACCAGTTCAAAGCACTTGGCCACAAATAGTTGGTCGACAACTAGGACTTGTTTCACACACGATGGCCTGGGGTGGTACATCTGCAGACACTTGTTTCAGATTGGCAGAATATTGGGTTCCACAATTGAAACCCAAGGCAGTGTTTATGTTAACTCCTCCACCAAGTAGATTTGAACTAATAAGAGCATCAGGAGCGCCGCCTGTTGAAAATTACATGCCGCAAAGTGAATCACGCAGTGCAAGTGAAATTGATAGTTTCTTAAAACACTGGCACACCATGGAAGAAAATGCCAGACTGAATCAAAAAAAGAACAAACTAGCAATTCAAGCCATGTGCGCAGAATTTAATATTCCATTTTTTGCATATGATGCATTTGACCACATGGCCATGAGCAGAGAAGAAATTGGATATGCTAGAGATCGCATGCATGGTGGTCCAGGCGGCCATACCAGATTAGCGGAAAGGATGTTGAATGATTACTCCAAAAAGTAATTTAGAAACAGTACTGGTCAAAGCACCGCACAGGGTTGAAACATACACTGAACAAGAACTCACAGAGTTTGCGCTGTGTGCTGATCCTGTGACCGGACCGCTGTATTTCATGGATAACTTTTTCTTTATTCAGCATCCCACACGTGGTAAGATGTTGTATCATCCTTTTGAATATCAAAAGCGACTGATCCATACCTACCACAACTATAGATATTCAATATCACTAATGCCTCGACAAACAGGCAAGTCAACATCAGCTGCCGGCTACCTGTTGTGGTATGCAATGTTTGTGCCAGACTCCACAATTCTTATTGCCGCACACAAATACACAGGCGCACAAGAGATCATGCAACGCATACGCTATGCTTATGAGTTGTGCCCCAATCACATACGAGCAGGTGCTACCAGCTACAACAGAGGGTCAGTGGAGTTTGAAAATGGCTCACGCATTGTGAGTCAAACCACAACAGAAACAACCGGCCGGGGTATGTCAATATCCCTGCTATACGCTGACGAATTTGCATTTGTGCGCCCTACTATTGCCAAAGAGTTTTGGACTTCAATTTCGCCCACTTTGGCAACTGGTGGTAAAGCAATTATCACATCAACTCCTAACTCAGACGAGGATCAGTTTGCGTTCTTGTGGAAAGGTGCCAACAAAACAGAAGATGAGCATGGCAATACCACAGAGCTTGGCATTAACGGATTCCGAGCATTTAGATCATACTGGCGTGAGCATCCTGAACGTGGAGATCAATGGGGTTCTGAACAGTTGGCCCAGCTGGGCGAAGAACGCTTTCGCAGAGAAATGGATTGTGATTTTGTGATAAATGATGAGACACTGATCAATCCTATCAAGCTGATGGATTTAGAAGGTGCAGAACCCATCCACAGATCCGGACAAGTACGTTGGTATAAAACTCCAGTCAAAGATGGCATGTATGTTGTGGCGTTAGATCCCAGCTTGGGCACAGGTGGCGATCCTGCTGCCATACAGGTGTTTGACGCTAGAACTACAGATCAGATTGCTGAATGGCGCCATAACCGAACTGACATTCCCACACAAATTAGAATTCTTGCAGATATCATAAAGGAACTGCATGCTGTGGTTCAAGATGAAAAAAGCATCTACTTCTCAGTGGAAAACAACACCATTGGCGAAGCTGCCTTGATTAGCATAGCAGAATATGGTGAAGACAACATTCCAGGATATTTCCTCAGCGATAACTCAGTTACAGGTACCACAGGACGCAGATTCCGCAAGGGTTTTAACACCACAAACAAAAGCAAAATCACAGCCTGCAACAAGTTTAAAATCTTAGTGGAATCTGGGCGTATGAAAATCCACTCAAGACCCTTGGTTTCAGAACTCAAAACGTTTGTGGCCATGGGCACCAGCTATGCCGCAAAACCCGGCGAAACTGACGATTTGGTTATGGCCAGTTTGCTGGCGGTTCGCATGCTGTTGGTGTTGCAGACCTACCACTCAGACTTGGACATACACCTAAAAGACCATGGAGATATGATTGTTGAGCCGTTTCCATTCATATCAATGATGCGCTAAATAACAAACTATGGCTATAGAAAACATTTCCCAAGACTTAGCAGATTTGCTGGTTACCAAAAACTTTGACGTCAAATACGGACCTGGCGACAATGTTTCGCCCTCGGAAGCCAAAACATTTGCGTTTGACTGGGTGGCAAGTTCAGGTAAAAACTACGGCACAGTGGTAATTGTGCTGGCCGACGACGACGATTTAATGATGTTTTTTGGGGACAACTTGGGCCGGACCATGGAAAATCCCCAGGACAAATTGGACTGGTTTGGCAGCGAAAGAGAAACAGGCTTTTTGCCCGAACTCAAAAACTTTGCCACACAGCACAGATACACATTCAGTCCCAAAGACATTAACCAACTCAAGCACACCATGACCGGTATGGCAGCCATCAAAGAAGGCCTGTTCGAAGGTTATTATGGCACACGCAAGGTCAGCTATGTGGGCGAGCAAACAGAAGCCAGACTGGTAATCAAACACAACCGCATGATTGGCGAAGATGACAAACGCTATCGTTATGTAGAAAGTTTGTTTATTGAAACTGTGGATGGAGAACGATTCAAACTGCCATTTGTCAAACTGTCAGGTGGCCGAGCCATGTTGGAACACGTAAAACAAGGTGGCAGACCTTATGACATTCGTGGTCAACACATCAATGAGATTGTGGGAGAAATGGCTGTGTTAAGCAGATTCAACCGAGCCAGTCAACAACGAGTGTTTGAAGGCATCACACAAGAACTGGTAGAAACTGCACAGCACTATTATTCGGAACTGCGCGGAAATCTACAGCACATGGCCACAGGCCGCGGATACAATCAATATTTTGAATCATGGACGCCAGCAGACATTGGAGATGAAACTGCTCTGGTGGAAGATCTCAAGACCATGTTTATTGAACAAACATTAGATGCTAGAATTGAGGCTGCATTGCCCACACTGGCCAAAATACAACAACGAGGAAACGCTATGAAAGAAGCAGAAATTTTTGAAAACTGGGCAAACCAGATCATGGAAGGCACATGGGCCTTGCCAGATACACCAGAAGCACAAGCCAAACTGGATGAACTCATGAGCCAAGAACTCATTGTTGGTCCAGATGCTACTAATGCTAAAGAACAACTGTATGATGTCATAGGCGATGATGTATTGTTTGACATTCTGTCTGACTTGGCTGAACAAGATCCTCGTGCCAACTGTTGGGATGACACAGATGTGCAGGCTAGACTGCAAGAACTTGGTATTCAAATGAATACCACACCCGACGCTGAACAACAACAACCAGTGGCACCTGCTGCTGGTCAACAAGCACCAGGCACTGCTCCTGAACAAGGTATGGTAGAAGCAGTGCGTGGCGCTATGGTAGGTGATCAGGGAGTGCGCCCACCAGTAAATCAAGACGAACGTAATCAGATTGCAAACAAGTTTAAGCAAACTCGTGCTGCTAACAGAGCAGATACAAGAGTAAGTGGATACGGTGATCGTATTGCAACACAAAGTGGGATGAAATCTGGTAGTAATACTGGATCTGTTGCAATAAAAACTGAACCAGCATATCACGGTCGAGAAATGTCAACATCTTACAGAAATCCAAGAATGCAAGACCCAGAATATACTGATAGTAAATCTGGCAACTTGATGTTTAAACCTGGGCAGGGCAAAGGTATAGCAGAAAACACAGCACTCAACACTATGCTGAAATATGCTGGCGTGCCACTTCGAGAAAGTGTGCTAACAGATTCAACTGGACACACCCTAGATCACATCCTGCAACGTTTTAGCAGAGAGGTTGCTGACTTTGAAGCTGGTGCCGAATTAGACAATGATTTGTTTGATGCGCTGTATGACTATTACTTTGACGACATGCCTTATGGAGTTAAAAAAGCTCGCACTGGTGATCCGCATGAATGGATATCTGAACGCCTGGCAGACGAATTGGGCATTACTGAAAGCAACTCTGGCATGATCATGCCCGAAGCAGATCCAATTGCCACAGTTGAAGCCATGCCTGACGTGAGCGCACCAGTTGTAGAAGGCTCATGCAACTCAACCATGGAAGGTGAATACTGTCCAGAACACGGTCTAGCCGAATGTGGCGGTATGTATGAAATGGGCACTGTGGCGGGCGGCATTGCTCCTGTCATGGGCCACCAGCAAGAGGCTTATTATGAAAGCAAAGCTGACAACGCACTTCTGGCAAGAATAAAATCACTAGCTTTGCTCAAATGACATAAATACACTTGACACCAAGGCAAATAGCGCATATACTACATGGTGTATGCGCTTTATTGTTTGTGCGTCACAGGCAACAAAGATCTAATTTTAGATAGGCAACACATAGGCAACTTTTTTAGGAGAAACAAACTATGGCATCTTTAGCAGAAATCCGAGCAAGACTACAGGCAGCTGACACAAAAGGCAACTCAAACCAAGGTGGAGGCGATCGAGCAATTTATCCACACTGGAACATGGAAGAGGGCCAATCGGCCACACTACGCTTCCTACCTGACGGTAACACAAAAAACACATTTTTCTGGGTCGAACGTGCAATGATCCGACTGCCATTCAATGGCGTCAAAGGAGAGATGGAATCAAAACAAGTATTTGTACAAGTGCCCTGCGTGGAAATGTGGGGAGACGCCTGTCCGGTACTGGCAGAAGTTCGTACTTGGTTCAAGGACAAGAGCCTTGAAGACATGGGTCGTAAGTACTGGAAAAAACGTTCATACCTGTTCCAAGGTTTTGTGCGTGAGAATCCCATCTCTGAAGACAAGACCCCGGACAATCCCATCCGCAAGTTCATCATTGGACCTCAGTTGTTCACTCTAATCAAAGGTGCATTGATGGATCCTGAGTTGGAAGAATTGCCAACTGACTTGATGCGTGGACTAGACTTCCGTATCACCAAGACACAAAAGGGTGGCTTTGCTGACTACAACAGTTCCAAGTGGGCTAGAAAAGAGTCAGCACTCACAGAAGCTGAACAGGCTGCAATCGAAACTCACAGCTTGTATGACTTGAGCACATTCCTGCCCAAGCGTCCCGGTGATGTTGAGCTGAAGGTTATCAAAGAGATGTTTGAAGCATCAGTAGATGGACAGCCGTATGACACCGAACGTTGGGGTCAATACTTCCGCCCAGCTGGCGTGGCTGCACCTGGTGGCGCCGCTGTGACTGATGCAGAAGACACCCCTGCACCTGCTGCCAAACCAGCATTGAAGATTGCTACTCCGGCAGCACCTGTTGCTGAAGATGCATTTGATGAAGAACCAGCAGCCGCTGCTGCACCAGTCACAGCAGCCAAGCCAAGTGGGAATGCCCAAGACATCTTGGCCATGATCCGCGCTCGTCAAAACAAGCAGTAATTGACACGGGCAAGGCCTTTGGGTCTTGCCCTAATCATATATGAATTATTCATTGGTATTTAACAACTCTGGTGATGCAATTCCTTTTGATCCAATAAATCAAGAAGTGTTAGATTTTTATATTGATCAACTGGCCCATCAAGGTTTAAATAGTTTTTTTCCATGCAATCAACAGTTGGGTAAATTTATACTACATCGTATTGATGCAATTAAATCTTGTATTCAAGATGTAAATGAGTGGCTGTTGGATTTGGCAGATACTAAATTTGAACAGTATGACTGTGAATTGTATCTTGACCAACAAATACTGAATCTGATTCATGCTCACTGGGTGCAGCTTCAATCAATGCCGTATGACATTCAGGAAAAAAGAAAACAATTCAACTGTGGTGGAATTGCCGAGCAAATACACAATATGTTTCCGGATGATATTCAACATCCCCCAATGGGTGTTGTGATAGAAAAAATTGGAAAAAAAAATATTTTTGATTTGTTAAATCATTCTCATGTACACAAAATAGAAACACTATTCAATGACATAAAATATCAAGCAAGCACGTCTTGGATCAAGATTGCAGATAACCATTTTCCAAAAACAATCCTTAACAATAACATATCAAATTTGAGCATATCATTTAATCATCTGGGACGAACGTTGTATAATAAATTTTTAAACTTTGATCACAAACTTGAATGTGATGATGAAAATTCATATGATGAATTTTTAGGGTTTGTAACATTGAATCTACAACCAGCACAGACAATTGGATATAGCAATGAATATCTACAGTGGTGCAAAAGTCACAACAAAGAACCAATTGGCGATTGTTTAAATATTGGAAATATACCAAATCTCTATGAGAATCTCACAAAATATCGTACAATAGTTTTTAAAAATCTGTTAGCAAATAACAGATTTTCAATTCACAAAACATAAGGAAATACCATGGGCAAACCATTTGACGTAAGCAAGTTCCGCAAGGAAATTACCAAAAGCATTGAAGGCCTGAGCATTGGCTTCAATGATCCTACAGATTGGATCAGCACAGGCAACTATGCACTAAACTATCTAATCTCTGGAGACTTTAATCGTGGCGTGCCATTGGGTAAAGTCACAGTGTTTGCCGGTGAATCCGGAGCCGGCAAGAGCTACATCTGTTCCGGCAACATCATTAAGAACGCACAGGAGCAAGGCATCTATGTAGTGCTAATTGACTCGGAAAATGCACTAGATGAAAAGTGGTTGCATGATCTTGGTGTAGACACCAGCGATAGCAAGTTGTTGAAATTGTCAATGGCCATGATTGATGATGTGGCAAAAACTATTTCTACCTTCATGAGCGATTACAAATCATTACCAGATGGCGAACGTCCAAAAGTGTTGTTTGTTATTGACTCGTTGGGCATGTTGCTTACCCCAACTGACGTAAATCAGTTTGATGCTGGTGATATGAAAGGTGACATGGGCCGTAAACCCAAAGCACTTACATCACTTGTTCGTAACTGTGTTAACATGTTTGGTAGTTACAATGTTGGATTAGTTTGTACCAACCACACATACGCTAGTCAAGACATGTTTGACCCAGATGACAAGATCTCAGGCGGTCAAGGTTTTGTTTACGCCTCATCAATTGTGGTGGCCATGAAAAAGATGAAACTGAAAGAAGACGAGGACGGCAACAAGATAACTGATGTGATGGGTATCCGTGCTGGATGTAAAGTTATGAAAACACGCTATGCCAAGCCTTTTGAAGGGGTGCAAGTTAAGATTCCTTATGAAACAGGTATGAGCCCATACTCGGGTCTAACAGACTTGATTGAGAAAAAAGGCCTGCTCAAGAAAGAAGGCAATAGCCTGGTGTTTACCACAAGTCACGGTGAAATTATCAAGAAGTTCCGCAAAGGATGGGAACGCAACGATGATAACTGCCTTGACACTGTGATGAAAGACTTTGGAAACATCAAGGAAGAGGTAAGTACCGGCGAGGAGGAAGCAGAATGAGTGAAACAGTTGCAGCAGAAATTTGGGGCGAGCTCAAGCGATTTGTAAACACAGTTGATCGCAACGAGGCAGCAGAAACTGTGGTACAAGTTTTAATGGATAACGACAGTGATGTTGAGGATATTCGTAATGCATTCAAAGGTGACACCGATATCAAACGAGCACTAACAGCATATCTTGACAACGACAAAGACTACACAGAAGACGACGAAGAAGAGGATCCCGAAGAAGAGGATCCCAACGAAGACGACTGGGAAAATTAATGTGGTATAGTCGAGTAGTTGCCAATCTTGATGCTATTCCAGATTTTATAGCACACTACGAGCGTGAAATAACTGACGCTAAAAAAGACTGTCGCATTGCTGGAATTGTTGAAAAAAACATAACAGCACTTCCAGGCATTACTGAGTTTAGGTACAACCAGCTTCAAGAAATTGA